AACCTTATTGTAAAGAATTTAGTTATGATACTGGTTATGATACAAGAGGGAGGGTTACTTTAACTGAGATACGATTTTTTCTATTTCTTTATTTACTTTTTTATTAAACTCAAAATCTTGCTTAACATCAACAATGCTTTCTTTATAATATTTAAAAGCATTGTCTAATTTAGCTCTACCATCCTCACCTAGATATATTAAAAAAGAACCTGCTTGACTCATATCGTTTTTTGGAAATCCACTTAAAGGATTAAGTCTTTCTATAGAGTTGTCAAATGTTTCATTAGTACCACCAAAACTTCTATACTCAATATAATACTTTGCTGCTTGTCTTGGATTTTTATACCTTACAGCATTCTTTAAATTATATAAAGCATTGGACTTTGGAGTATGGGGACTACTACCTGGTGGTTTACCTATTCTCTTTAAATACTCATATTTACGACTAATTACATCATTATAAGCAGCTCTCTGAGGATCTGCTTCAGATACAATAGCTTTTTTTAATGATGTTGCGTATCCTTCAGATGGTATATCAAATAACGCTTTATACTCATCAATCAAAGTAAATTGCCTAGCAAGAAATGCTTTTCTATCTCTAATTGTTTGAGGGTTAAAAACATCAGGAAAAAATTGCTTCCTGGCTAAAAGCTCAAATGGTGTTTTAATAAAAGGATTTACTCCATTAACTATTTTTTTAACTGGAGACTTTGCCATTTCTAAAGCAATTTCTTTTTCACTCTTTCTTCCACTAAGATAGTCATTAACTAATTGTGGGGCAGCATCTAAGCCAAACCACTCTTTGAAATCTGATGTTACACCTAATCTATCTATATACTGCACCTTACCATCTTCGCTAACACCAGTAATAATATGTGGTCTATTACGCACACTTTCAGGTAAAGACTTTTCTTCTTCAGGAAATTGTGTTTGATTCCATGCTTCCATACCTGCTCTGATTGCATTTGCTTTAATTATAAAACTACCTATTCTCATATAAGTCATTGGGTTAGCGACTTTACCTAATACTTTTTTACCAACTTGAGATGTTATCTTATTATCACTAGCTGCATTTTGAACTAATCTTTTAAATCGTATAGCATTAGTTTCTTGAAATGACCAAAAAGGTATCAAACTTTCTCTTACAGATTGACCTGCAACTGATATTCTATCATAAGCACCTAAAAGATCATTAGAAAGCATAAACGCTCTATCTCTAACATCGGACAATCCTTGAACTTCGTTTCTTATAGATGCCCCATAATTATTAGGAAGATTATCAGAATTTCTTGTCATTTGTTTGTTATAATCTAAATAACTAGCATAACGCAAAATTGCTTCTCTAAAATCAGTAGATATTTTTGCTGCATTCCAATAGCCTTTCCACATATTAAGAGGGATATCTTCTGTCTTGTTTTTTTGTTTATATTTATTAGAAAAAGTGTCTAATGTTTTTAAATCACCTAGTTCTTGTGCTTGCAGTGTAGACTCCATACCACCTCTCTCAAACCAATCCCTTAGCTCTGGGGTCATTTTCTTATCACCAGTAAATGCTTGTATTAAATCTTTAACAGCTTTAGGTACTTCTTTAAATGTTGAAGGGTTTCCAATAAATGCACCTTCAGCATCACCACTAAGATTGCGTAAATTATATTTGAAATATCTTCTAGGTGACACTAATTGTAATCGTTTCCAACTAGATAAGATTTTTGTAGGAAGGCCTTTAGTAGGAGTATCCTTACTTAAGTTATCCAATGTTTTTGCTACATCTTCTTTAATAACAAATTCTTTTCTTTTCCCACCAACAACTAATTGTTCAGATACTTGCTGTAAATCTTTTTTAGTAATACCTTTTCCTTCCATTGATTTTTCAAATAATTGATTTGCAACTTTAGTTGGTACACTTTCTGATATGTAAAAAACATTTCCTTCTCTTGGTTGCCAAGTTCTATATCCTTCGGGTACAAAATCTTTCCAATTAGAAGATGAACCTGTTTCTGATTTTGCTTGCGCTCGGACTGCTTCATAAATATTATAATTTTCATCTACTACTTTTATTGTTTTGGCAACTTGCATATCGTATAACATTTGAGAGACAACATCAAATTCTGCTTGTATATAATCAGAGTTAATATCTTTTTCACTACCTCTTCGTTTAGATAAAAACTTGCTTCTTGTTGGTGCTTTAAGTTTCTTACCTGCTCCACTAATAACTCCACTACCTGCGTGTTCTAAAACCATGTGTCTAAAATAATCTTCACGCTGAAGTTTGTTCTCAACATTAAATCCTATGTCATCCATTAATTGAATGTATTCGTCTTTTAATTCTTTAAAGTTTTGTTTTCTTAAATTTACTTTATCTTGAACATTTTGATTTTGTTCTAAAGCTCGATTTACTTTAGCTAATTCTATATTTAAAGTTTCAGGTTTTAATCCATAAGGAAGTTGAGGTATAGCCTCATCTTTTGGAGTAGACCTAACTGTTGCTGCTAAATCATCTAAAATAACTTTACGAGTAAATAAATCATATTCTGTAGGAGATAAGTCTTTAACAATATCATCAAGAAAGCGAACTGTTTTATCTGCAGATACATTTTTTTGTTTTGATAACTTTCTTAATGCAAAAGCAATTTCAGCATTTTCTTGGTTACGAGCTAAAAATTCAAATTCCCTTGTAGTTTTGTTTTTTAAAGATTCTATTTGATCTTTTATTTTAGAGAATATTCCTTCCTTCTTAACACCTTTAGATGCTTGAAATCTTGATTCTACTTCAGGAGCAAAAGTTAGCTCAGATACTAAATCTTCCCTTAAACCTGATACCTCTTTTTCAACAATTCTTTCTATTTTCTTTTCAGATACAGGTTCAGTTTTATCTCTTAATATTTCTGGAGTTTCAAAGCCAGGTATCTGCTCCTGAATAATATTAGTCATTTGTTTAGCAGAGTTTATATCCTGATTCTTTTGAGTCTCTGTACGAGCAAGATCACTAATTCTATCTATAGTGACTTGTAAATTATCTTTAATTAAATCTACTTCTGCGGATTGTTTTTCAGTTAGTTTGCCTTCTGTTACTAATTTATCTATCTGCTCTTTAACTGATGGCTGTATCTCTACCTCATTCTTTTTTAACTCATCATAAAATCGTTCTGCTTTCTTCTCACTAATACCTTTATCTTTAACGTACTTAACAAAATTTGTTTTACCCTTTTTAAATTGCTGACCTAACTGAGATGGTTTACCTTGAGTTAAAGTAAGACCAACACCTAACATCCCTTGAGCAGTAACCTCTGACCAATCGATTTCATCTTGTGTTAATGCTTGTTCCCATGCAGTTAAACCTGCAAATGTACCACCTGCTCCAATTTGAGCTAAAGGTCGAGATAGATTACTAAACGCACCTAAAGTTAAATGTAAAGCAGTTCCTTCTATACCTCCTTTTATTATCCCTGTTGCAGGGGATAAAGCAGTTAAAATAATATTTTCATGTGCTTTAGCTGTTTCGCCTCCACCTTTAATAGCACTATAGATAGGTAGTCCCCACTGGCCCATAGAAGCAATGACAGGCAAATCAATACCAAATATTCCTGCACCCTCATATAATGCTTTACCTAAATCATTAACAAAGCCTTGACCTTCTGGAATCCCACTTTTTTCCCAATCTTCTGCCCTAGCATTATAAAACTTAGTTAAATCTTCCATCACTTTAGGTTTTTCAATACCAGTAAGATTGGTTATATATTCAGCATACTTATTAAAAGTATCTGTAATACCTGCAGAACCTTTAAAATATCCTGAAATAAATGATGAAGCAGGTTGCACAAATGCTTGGTCTAAAAACTTTTGAAATCCAGAGTCTTTAGGTGTTTCTAGTTGAGGAGCTTGTGCTTCTGCAGGAGTTTCTGTACCTAAATATTTTGCTGTGTATTTAGCGGCAAGTTTATCATAATCTGATAAATTTTCATCAGTATTCGGTTCTGTAGAAATAGGCTTAGTTTCTACAGTAGGTGCTACTGCAGTTTTTTCGTTATTATCTAAATATTGTAATAATGAACTCATTAGCTAGTTGGAGCGAATCTAAAAGTATACCATTTACTTAATGGCATTACTTTTTTTATGCCTTTATCTGTCTTTAATATTACTTTATTGCCTTGCATTGACTCAACGGTAATGAAACCAGAATCAAACTTCTTTACTAATTCAGGGGGTAATCTAAACTTCATACCTGATGTAGGAGGTTGAGCAGTAAACCCGACATCAACCGCACTTGGAGGCATTTGATCATTAGTTTCAACATTAGCTATAGCAGGAGAAGGTGCATTATTAGAAATAGGATATCTTGTTTCTGAATTATCCATTAATGTACGAGGCTCTTGTTTATCCAATAATAAAGATTCCTGATAAGAGTTTACTAATTGTTTTTTTTCTGCTTCAGTTGATCTATCCCATGCTTCTTTAGAAAATGAAGGTGGTCTATCTGCATCTGTCATATCATATTCTGATATTAACCAACCATAATCAAAGTTTGTAGCTAATTCATTTTCCACTCTTTTTAATGCTTCTGTATCAGCATCTGTAAAATCTCCTCCACCAGTATCAAAAGTAATTGATTGTTCACTGTCAAACCCAAATGAAAAACTCGTATCACCTTTTTTCTTTGCGAGAAGTCTTGCTCTTTCTTTTAATAAATTTTTTAAATTTGTATTTTGATCAGGAGTTCTTTGCTTGTTTACAACCTTTACAGTTATTTCACCTGTAGCAGGATTAAACAATGCTTCATCGCCATTCTTTAATGTTTTTAATTGAAACTTGTTTGGTAGCTTAATACCTGAAAATACTTTTCTATTTTTATTTGGCCCTTCAATATATCTTTTATGACCATCTGGAGCTACTTCAAATTGAAAAACATTTTTTGTAGCATCAGTTGGAAACTGCAATGCTCCTGTTTTTACATTGCGAGAAATATCAAAAGCATCTTTTTCAAATACTGGGTCTGCTTCTACACCTGGAAAGACCTCTTCACCAGTATCTACATATTTAGCTATTCCATTGCGATCATCTCGTATTTCTCTATCTGGCATATCATCAAAAAATACTTTTTCCTTTCTACCATCCACATATCTTAATATACCCGCTTTATCTTTAGCAGTTGGTCTGTCACTTGGAGGATCTAATGGTTTATACATACCAACAGAAATAGGAACCGTAACCATGCTTTTTAAATTAGGATCATAAATTTCAACTGTCTTTTCTTCTGGTGCAAGTTTTGTGACTCTACCTTCTTGACCACTTGCTTTAATCTTAACTGTTTGACCTGTGGTTTCATCAATAACATCTACAAACTTCTCGTCAGGTGCTACCCCTGTGATAACTCCTGGTTGTAGAGCCTCACCTTTTGTAACAAGTCTTTTTGCACCAGTTTCTAGGTCGATAATTTCTGCTGTAGATCTAGGGTCTGCTGTAATACCTGCTTGTATATCCGCTAGTTTTTCCCTTCGTGTAACTACGCTTTCTGGTGGTTTTAATCCACCCATATTGATAGATCGCATTGCTAATGACTCTGCATCAATTACACTTGAGTCTTTACTCATGTTTTGCTTTTCTTCTTTCTCAGCTTTTGTAGGAATAAAGGCAAAGTCTGGAGAAATGGAAGAGAATGCTTGACTTGCATTAACTTTTCCATCTGTTCTAATAATCATTTGCTTTCCTTTAAGGATAGCTTCTCTATTAGCACTTGATTGTTCAATATTGCCAATCATACCATTAAATAAATCCAACTGTGTTTTTAGACGATTCTTTTCATCTTCTTGTTTTTTCAACCTATCTTGCAGACTAAGTTGTGCTGCTTGTTGTATACCAGAGGAGACACCTTGAGCGAAGCCACCTGCAAATGCCTGTGTTGCTGTTGGTCTTTTCTTTGTTTTAAATTTAAAAGCCATTATTTATCTCCTTAATATGGTTGAGGTGCATTTCTAGGTGAATTTGAACCCGATGGAACAGAAGATTGAGATCGACCACTAGATGTTAAGGCATTTGTTAGATACCCACCAATCGCTCCACCTACTGGCCCACCAACCGCTGTTCCTACAGCAGCACCTGCAGCACCTAAAATACCTTCCCACCACTCTGGTTGCCTGTCTATATCTGCTTGTATTTGCGCTCTAGAAGTTTCTTGCCCCATAATCGCTCTTGACATTTGATCTTGTATTTGCTGTTGAGTTTGCTGTAATCCTGCCATTGTAGTTGCTTGTCCTATTGCTAACTTAGGAACTTGTTGTAATTGTTGTGCAGTTTGCGCTTCAATACCTGTAAGCCTATCTAATAAACCTCTTTCCGCTCTTTCTTGAATACCTGGAGTTAAGGCTTCTAGAGTTTGAGCTTCTCCACCTGTACCTAGAATACTACGCTCTAATTGACTCATAAGTTGTCCTGTTTGTCTAGCACCAACTCTTTCAGCCATTTGTTTTTGAGCAAAACCAGACCTTTTAATAAGACTTTCTAGCTCTGCAAGCTCTCTTTCTGTTTTATCTTCGGTCTCTTGAAGTTCTGCCATTCTACGAGCTTCTTCATTCCCTCTCCTGGCTTCTTCTAAATTTTCATAAACCCTACCGTCAGGAGTTGTAAATAAACCAGTCTCTGGGTCTTTAGTAACACCTGCTTGAGACTGCAGTGCAGCATTTGCTCTTAATTCCCTTTCTTTTCTCTCTTTTATAAATTTAGGGGAATTAGATCTTCTTATTTTTAGTATTTCTTGTTCTAATTCACTTAGTCCTGTGTAATTCATTCCACCTCCTGAATTATCACCTCTTTTACTCCCTACTAATTCTGATGCCATATTATAAATCCTTTGCTTTTTTAATTTCTGAGAAATGCCACTCTTCATTTAGCTTTACTGCTAAGTAGAACTTACCTTCTTTAGTACATATCCCAATATCTGTGTCTTTACCTTCTTGAGGACTAAAAAATCCTTGTTTAAGGTTAAAAATCTTATCTTGCTTACCATCGGTAAGTGTTTCAATGGTTTCTTCCATTATGGATTACTCCCTTCTATATCATAATCAATATCTATGCCATCGATGCGCACATTGCTTTCGACTCCATAAATTTCAATCTCAATGGTTTTTCCTAATTCATTTACAATGCTAGAATATGTTTGTAGCGTAGAATGCTCAATCATTTCTTGTGTAATAGCTGCAGTATCACTACCATCTATATACACCTTATAAGACATAGCTGTACCTGAACCACTACCTTTATAGGTAATGTGTAATTTTGTAAAGCGTTTAAATTTATCAGGCAAACCAAAATCATATCTTTTTGTCTTTAATAACATTGTAGAAGTCGCATCATTTGCTGTACTACTAAAAACATTAGCAACCTTCTTGGTTTCTCCTTCATACGTTTGTAATTCTTGCGTATCAGATAAGACAAATTGACTTTGATAGTGACCTGTGAATCCATCAAATTTAGACCAAGATTGTGTATCAAAGTTATACGCATACATTGTATTCGCATCAAAGTCATAATTCACAACTAAAGTATTAATATTTGCATGGTATCCAAGAGATAATGCACCTTCATTTATTTTAAGATCTAATGCTTGATAAGTATCTCTAATTAAAAGAGAGAGTTCGGATACTTCTGTTCCACGAATAAGACTTACTTGCTTATTATCTGCGAAGCAAATACCAAAAGGTGTGTCTATCACTGCGTGTTTATGTAAACAACCAATACCTGCAATATGTCTTTCTAAAATAAAGTTTACTGATTGTGCGCTTTGTATTCTGTAGATATAAATATTTCTTGTTTTAAAGACATATAATCTATTCTGAGAAGAATGTAATACAGTTATTTCATCGCCATCATTCTTACCAACATCAACAAACTTGGTTCCCACCACTGCCTCATCGAGTTTAAAGTTATCAGTAAAGACAATGCGATTCTTTTCACGAAGTGTTTGGTCATTCTCATCCTTAAAATCTATATTTGCATAAAATGCTTTATTACCAACAACAGTCGCTGTATTCCATTTAATTGGTTTTAATCTAGTTTCTGCAGCTCTTCCTGTAAGTGAGTTATATGTAGCAAGTTTTAAACCATCGTTTGGTAAATACCAAGTAGCTACTTTATCTGTAGAGACAGTACATACAAAACCAGTAAGACTGCCCCAGTGATAATCTGTTGCTAAATCAGCGTAAGTTTGTCCGACCCAGTTACCCCAATTAACCGTACCTGCTGATGTACCAGTAGTTAAAGTAATTGTAGAAATTGATTTTATGTTTGCAATATATGTAATTGTTTTTTTCAGACCTGTTGCAAAGTTTGCTAAATCATTACTCGCTAAATCGTGCATCACTATTATTGCTTTATCAGCGGCAAAGTTTGAATTGGTAAATGACCATGAACTATCGCCTCTTAATGTCGTCAATGTGTGAAGTTCATCATCAGAATTCAATGCTAAATCATCGTTAGCGGTAGCCCCATAAGGCTCTAAGCAGGGAATCCAAGCTCCATTATTTGAAGTAATACTTGCTCCCCTAAGAATAACTGTAGAAGTAGATGAATCTTTTGCTCTAGGATCTTCTGAAAAACCATCCTGAGTATCATACGTAGTCACTAAATACCAATCAACATCAT